CCCTGTAATATAGACATATAATTTCTCCTTACGACAACACTAGTCGCATTGTTACATCCGTACCGCCTACTCGTTGGTAATTCAAGTATTGAGCATCGCCTGCTTGTTTAGGTACAGTAAGTGAATGTAAGCCAGAGGCTAGTTTAATATCGTTAGCCGCACTAATAGCAGCAGTACTAGAAGCGCCAAAGTTAACATAAATTTCACCATTTAAATGAACCGTTGCCAAATTATAGTTTGTAACATTTGTTCCTGCTGCAGTTGAGGCAACGGTTACAGCCGACTGCACATCCCAGAACATGTTATTTCCTTGAGGTACTTGCGTCATTAATCTTCTCCTATATTAAAAAGTTGCCGAAGAGGCATAAACAGAATTGCTTGATCTGGGAATGTAAGTAGATCGTATGTAATCATATCTGTTAATAAGTAGAGTTTGCATATGTTTTATGCCCTCGTTAAACAAGGTAAAGCTATGTTCATATAAGGGTACTTCGCTTCTATATAAGTAAGTATAAGCAATAGCACCATCTGTAATAACATGGCCGAATCTATCTGGAATTGAGGTCGTATCATCCTGAGCAGAGAGGTCTACACTAGGGTGTGTATAGTAATCAAAGGATAGTGTATATGCTTTATCGGGAAAAGGATATAGACCATATGTATTATCTGGATGCCGAAACACATGCGTAGGTATTCCTCCTGCATCTATTTGAGCTACAGTAGCTGCACTTAAATGACTGGCAGCAGTTGTACTTTCTGCTGCCCTTGTAGCCCCAGTAAATGTTGTAGAAGTTGTTCCTGTGTAAGTAATACTTTCAGAATCAATAATTATAGTTCCGGTAGAATCAAAGGAAGACGTGCTAGATACAGGGATTGTTGTATCATCATCGTCAATAGCACTAGTTAATGTGGTAGTTACTGTATCATCTTCTTGTTTAATGAAGAAATCTATGTATTCTTTGTAATCTAAGTTTGCTAGATGACGAGCAGCATTACCAAAAGTTTCACTTTTTCTAATTCTAAAAGTAGAGTAATCTACATGTTTTGTATTTGTAGGTAATGCAAATTTTACTACCCCTGCCGTAAGTGTTTGACTAGCTTCAGCAGCGTTAAAAGGCCAACCAAATTCTCGTTGATTAATATAGCGAATAGATTGATTAACTGCATTCTTTACTTGTACTTGAATACCACGAGCAGCACTAAAATTGGCAGCAGTAAGTTGCACTTCATTAAGTTTAGCTAACGCATCGTTAGTATATGATAGAAATGTATTTGTCATCTATTTTATTTACTTCCTTACAAGCTTTATAGAAGAATCGTGTGCATTAGAAAATGACATGCCATGCTGCATCATTACTTTCATAGCCTTGATATGTTTTTGTGAATGACCCGCTACAGTTTTACCTTGATTGTTTTCATGTGGTTTAGCATGTAGCTTTAACATTTCATTTTGACGGGCTGAAAGTTTTTTCATACTTTGCATGTCCTTATTTTATATAGAATAGTGAGAGGGACTTTTATTGCCCCTCTCACCATATCCTAACTACGCAAGCTGATCACGAACAACTTCATCGGCGTTATCCGCAACACCAGTTAGATCGCAACAAATTGCATATACACGAAGTATACCCACTGAAACATCAGACGAAGCCGCAATAACATTTACGTCAATCGTATCTGTTGCACTTTGAAAATGCGTATACGTAGTTGCTGTAGGTTCATTAGCACCACCGGCTGTACCGGAAGCTAAAAAACCAGTAGAACTTACATCGCCACCATCAACAATGTCATCGCCTTCAGCGAAGTCAATATCAACAGTTGGAGACGAACCATCCCAAGCAGTAAGTACTTCTGCACCAGCAGCAATAACAACTGTACCAGCAGGAATTTCTAGTACTTGAAAAATATCACCATTTGAAACGGTGGAAAAGGTTCCAGCCGTTACAAGTTTAGCAATATCAAGAATAGTTTCCGCTAAATACGTTTTATTACGTGCAGAAGGTAGCACAGCAATAGAATTAGAATCTACGCCTGCCGTACTTTTAGCTGTCATATCAAAAGTAGCCATAGTGTATATCCCTCCCTATGCTATGTTATACTTGGCATTGGCAATCGCTTCTGGTCGAAGAATTTTACGACCATAGAGATGCATACCACGAACGATATCCGCAAAACTGTCTGGATCACGATACGATTCTGTTTTCGTGATCTGACTTGCAGTAGCAATAGCAGAAGCATGACCCGCAACAATAATACCATAGTTAGTGTTCTGGTTAGCGGTACCACTTGTACCGGGACCAGTACCTACAGAAGGTAGATTGTTGGAAACATACACCCTAAAGCCATAAAGATTGTTTAGAACTAGACCATTGCGAACCGCACCAGACTCACCGTAGTCAGCATTCAAAAGACGTGAATCTTCATCTTGCAAAACTTCCATGAAGTGTGGAGACACAACAATCCAACGGCCATCCTTGTCCACAAACTGCGTGTCCAAAAGACGCCCCATCCTAGCTACAACTTGGTTTGGAGATACAGTTGCAGTTGGGAGAGCACTAGCACCCGGAAGACGGGGGGAAATTGGAATTGAATGCGTACCAGCAGAAGTCGTGGTAATGCTTCCAAAATCGCCCTTCTTTAGCTGTAGGGAAGATAGCAACTCATTAGAACCAGCAGTCGAAACAGCCTTGGTTCCAGACACCGTAGTATTAGCGGTACTGGCTACAGCACTGAGAGAAGCTTGAGCAAAACCTGAAAGGTAACCCAAAACTTCTTGATCATACTGATCTTTTAGGCGATAACCAGCCCGATCAGATGCCATCGACTGAAAATTCACATGCGAATGCGCTTCTTCAATGTCATCTACCTTGAAAGCAAAGTAATTTGCCTTGTCTACGACAAGACTAAAATCTTCGTCATCAAGATCTTGTGGAGTAACCTGTGCACCACGGGCATATTCTTTGACCGTGATTTCAGGCTCTTTAATAATGCGGACAGTATCACCGAAGTTAGCGATTTCACCAAAGTAATCATTATTGGTGATGTCCTCCGCGACAGACGATTTGCGAAAAGCAAGCTGTGTCTGTTTGGAATAAATTACAGGACTAAAATTACCATTAGGTAAATTATTATAGCCTGCGGCACGAGTAAAAGCCATTTTATCTCTCCTTTTTCTCGTAACCAGTAGGCAAGTAAGGCCCACCAGCATAACAGACGCTAACTTACAATTGTCTTATAGTGGCTATTCTTTTAGGGTGCACTGATTAGTATGTTTGGCCTAACATATTAACAATGGGCCTAGTATAAAATAGGTAAATCCTTAAGATAATAGTAGTTGCATATTTTAGTCTAACGTATGAGTAGTCCTACGCATCAGTAGAAGGTCATTTAAATATATGTATAGTTATATAAACTTATTCAATTTTGTCAAGGATTATCTTGCTGATCCTGAAACATCGTATATAAATTTATCTGATCGTATAGCTTCCATAATAGAGTCTTGGTGCTTTTCATATTCATCACTTGACATTTGTTGCACCTTAGACTCTCTAAGATAATCTGACGATTCATCAGACTGAGGTCGGCTTCGTTCAGTTTTTTCTGATACAGCAAAAGCAGCATCCTTATTACTTTTCTTTTTAGAAGCCTTAATACCCTTATCCGATTTGTATAAATCAATTGCTCTGGACGCAGCTAAGGAGTCTACATCATTTTCATACAAAGCATCTTGAATCCACTTAGGCTGCTCTTCAGCCCATTCATGAAATGCATCATCGTTACGGATGTCATCGAAATCAGGGTGTAGTTTCATTAGCTGTGCTTCCGCTTTACTACGCTCCGCATCTTCCTGCATTTCGTCAATCTCTCGTATGCGCTCTTGCAGTCCCTGTGATTGTTCTTGGGCTTTCTTTATTGCAATTGTTTCAATAATACCTGCTACGTCTGGGTATTGTTCTGCCCATGCTTCTATTTCTTGTTCAGACTTAGGTAACTTTATTGCCTCTTTAGTGGAAGCATCTAGTTGTGTTTCTAATTGCTTAACCTTTGCTTGTAGCTCATCTGTTTGTTTTTGATTATGTCTACGTAAATCACCGTATCTCTTTTTAAATGTTTTTTCTTCAGCAGATTTAGGGGCTTCTTCTACTTCCTCAGTTTCTTCTGAATCACTACTTTCTGTAAGCAACTCCTCTAATTCTTTTTCTTCTCGTTCAATCTTATCTTGATTAGAGTTAGGTTTCTGCATAAAAGTTTTCTTAGGTATTTCTTGAACTTCTCCTACTTGTGTCATTGTTAGTCTCCTTTACCGGGGCCACCGTAACTGTATAAATACAGGGGATGAGTAGCCAGCGTATTTGGCGTATGTTTAGCGTGTTGCCAATCCACGTTTACGTGCTGATATTCCTTCAGGCCCACGTAACTTAGCTAATCCGTTTACTATTTCAGGAAATACTTTACGTAAAATCCGTGCTTCTTCTGTGCCTGAAAATCTACGTATGGCATCCTTTTCATCTACAGGAAGATCCATATATTTTTTCTGTGCCTCTGCCTGAATTTCAGAAATAACATCGCTTTTTTTCATTTGTTTAACTCCATTTTATTCCCTTAGTAGCTAATCCTAATTTTATCATTAGCCAAATGTATACACCAGTAATATCTATTTCATACCATTTTCGACTAAAGCTATACGTCCAAGGTTCAGCATGATGATTATTATGCCAAGCATCTCCCCAAGCAAAAGGAAACCACCATATATTTTTAGAATTATCTTTAGTTTTATATCTAGTATAACCCCAATTTTTATGTGTAACCCAATTATTTCCCGTGCTAACCCACATTTGAATAGTAGCAGGAATTGCCCATAGCCACCAAAAAAATAAAGGATCAATTAAATACAACAATACCGCCCAACCAAAAACTATACCATGATAATACTTATAAAGAAATACATAAAATTTATTCCTTAACATATGCATATGTGGTCTTAAGGGTTTACTCATATTGTACTCGCTAAGTAAAACTTTATACCCGCTATACGTAGGTGAATGTGGGTCGTATTCTGTATCTGCATATTTATGATGCGTAAGATGAAGGGCTACCCAATTAATTGGACTAGAAGTTAATCCAAAACATGCCATAGTTGCACTAAAATATTCTAATACTTTACATGGTATCCAACTTTCATGCGTAAGAAAACGATGATACAATGCAGTAATTCCCATACACCCCTGAATAAAATATACAAGTATTGCTAAATATAAATACTTTATATCAGGAAGTGGTTGCATTATTAAATACAACGCTACTATAAAAGAAAGAGTAAGTTGTGTAACTTTCAATGCTTTAGGAGTTGAAATTAATAAGCTTTTTATTTTCTTAACCCCGATATCCATCCTATACCTCGCAATAATGCACGTATACTATACTTGGAACCAACACTAAATACTTTTTGTTTATAGTTTAATTCTTTTTTATTTTCTATATCATTATAATATTTAGTTAAAAATTTAGCAAAGTAAGTAACTGTTTTATTTTTACCTACAAGTTTTGCCCATTTTGGAGCAACTATATCATAGCCTTGCATTAAATAAGGATCGTCTCTTCGTAATCCTATGCCATACCTTTTAAGAGATTTAAAATGGGGGGTTGTAATTAGTCCTGCATTATATGTAGCAGTGCATATATGTGATCCGCCGCCTCCGCCTCCGCCTCCGCCGTCGCCATCGCCGTCGCCATCGCCGCCGCCAGCACCGGGGCCATCTGCATCTGCAGCAGCATCTGCTGCACTACCAGTTGCCGCATCGGCTGCTGCATTTGCAGCAGCAGCAGCGCCTGCCGCGCTGCCGGGACCAACTTCACCACTAGTTGATGCTCCCGGTTCTCCTGCTGCAGCAGGGGATGTTCCCGAACCACTAGTAGTACTGGAAGTACCAAAACCCCCTTCTCCAGCAAAACCAAAATCAGGAGTTTCCTCTGCAATTTGCAGCCCTAGATCCAACGCTTCCTGAGCGGTTCCCGCCTGCACCGTCGCTGTATTGATATCCTCCGGCGAGGCAAATAAACTTAGTAACTGGCCAAGAGGGGATTTAGGATCTATATTATCAGCCGGGCCGGTATCTGGGCCTACCTCATCACCAGATAAACCACCCAAATCTTCCTGTGGCTCACGGCGCGTTACTGTACCCGGTCCTGCTCCTCCTTCTCCTCCTGCTCCTCTCGTAGAATCAAAAGGATTAGCAGCAGGATTGTCAGGGTCAAATCTTTGGAACCCCTCTGGTTCATCAAATATCTGTCTACCATTAAGGACAGGAATTTGAATAACCTCTCCCCCTGAATTTCTAAAGAAGTTAATGGCAGTTGTACCTGCTGTAGCCGTACCAAAACTAGGCAATTGAGGAAGTGCCCCCGGACTCTGAGTACCTGCAACTGGTAAATTTGTAGCAGTAGCAGTAGGGTTAACACCAGCTAGTGTGGATGCAGTAAAAGTAGTTGGTGTCGTAATCTGTCCTATAT